TTTTTATTCATAAAGTCACACCTATACGTTTAGCTTCTCTACGAATACTAACCAACTCTTTATTAAAATTACTGTTCCGATGTTTAGATAAATAACTAGTACCTAATTTATTATTCTCATTACTAATTAACTCCCCATCATTAATTAATTTCCTACGTTTTTGTTGATACTTTGCTTTCTGCTCACGTACCGCCCAGGTCCTGCAAGCTTCCCTGCAATAACCTGTTTTATTCTCAAACTTAATAAATATTCTTCCACAGTATTTGCATTTGCTGATGTAGAATCTTGTTTGTGGATCATTTAATGTTTTCTTCAATAACATCCTATCATCTTTCTAAATTTTTGGATAGTAGGTTTTTCTTCACTTCAAAAACAAACATGTGAAAGGGTAAAAGTTTACCCTGGTATTTCACATATTCATTAATTACTTGTGATTTTTTTAATGCTTCAGTTATAGTTTCTTGTTTTAATTCTTCATTTATGCATTCAAAATTGGAGACTGTTCTACTTAAACTAATGTATACTCTTTCATATAGATTAAAGTTATTGTTTTCCACATTCTCCACCACAACAAGAAACTGAATTTTCAGAAGTGTTGAATTTACCTGAATTAATATCCTCCATCAACTGATTAAGAATACAAATAACATTCATCAAAGTAAGAAGATTAACACTATGAGTCATAACTGCACCATAATCCATATCTCTTAAACTATTATTACATTCTTTTTGAATACTTGATACTTTTTTTCTAAACTCTTTTTCACTTTCACCAAGAACATCCAATAATAATGTCTCATCAATCATATTAAATCTACCTCCAACTTGTTATTAACTCATACTCCTCAGGAGTTAACTTCTGTTTTAACCTTTCATCAAAACTTCTTACATCACCAGGATTATTCTCATCCCAACAAGACTCAATCTTGGCAGTTAATTCATTAATTTCTTCATTATTCATTTTCAATATCCTCCTTTTTTTAGTAATAATCTACAAAACTCCTCATCTTCATCTGAATTTAAAACAACAAATATTTCGTATTTTTTGAGAGCATTAAAATCTGCGAGAGTCATATTTGTTACTTCTTCAAGGTCATCTGTTGAAATACAGCACATTACTTCTGCATCAGGAGATACTCCTTCTAATAATTCAATTAATCTTCCTGCTTTCATTCTTTCACTCCCATAATGGGTAATAGGCTTCTATCTTATAAAAATACATTTCTATAACCTCTTTTCAGATTCTGGAGGATGTTTAAATTTAATCTGAAACAAAACAGTATTATTCCCCATATCCGGATATATACATTGTAGTTCATGTTTCAACAAATCAACATGCTTATAACCTTCAAACCAAGCATGAGCATTATCCAAATCTTTAAATTTAACCTTTTCAACACTTCTCACTCTACGAATCAGATAATCATCAGTCCACTCAAAAGTACATTTTACCAGGTCCCCTTCCTTCAATCCTTTATCAGATTTCCTTATTGTAGCCCTTTTTTCCATACTCCTTAACGGTTCCATGAAATAATTTTCAAATTCTAATGTTTTCATTTTTGTATCTCCTTTTTATTCCTGACTGGTTGTCTTTGAGATGGTTCCGCTACACCATACCTACTTAACAGATACTCCTGCTTATACATCCTCACTGTTTCAATTGCCGTGTCTATAAGTAAACTCCATTTAAAACTCTCATGCTTATCTCTTAATACCTCATGCCATACATCCTTCATGATTCCACCTTTTCTAAAACAGTAAACCTACCATTACTACGACGCCTAACATGATCCTCACACCTGATACGATTTATAAATTTCTCTCTCCTATAACTAGTCAAACCATACTGCTCCTGCAACCTACAAACACCAACACTTAAATTCTCAAGATAATCTTTCCTGAATTTCTGATACTTTTCCTCATCCTTACTAACATCATAATCAGTTTCAACAATATTAAAAACTACTTTACCCATATCCTCACCAACACACAATATCTAATTTTTCAAAAACATTATAACCCAAATCAGTTAAACTTACCTCTCTTCTTCTTTTAGTATCTGGATCAACATACTCCACTAAACCTTTATCAATCAAATCATACACTGCATGATAAGTTGAACTTGTACAATACTTCCCTTTCTTTTCTCCTAATTTACATATTTGAGAAATTTCTTTTTGTGCCAATTCCATGAATACTTTTTTTCGTAATCTTCCCAGTTTCACAAACTGAGCCAAAATTACCAAATCATCAGCCATACACACATCACCTTATAATATATGAATAGTGATATTATTTCACTCCTTCAGCATAGTTTACTAAGTTTAATCCTTCATTAATTACACAACTCACCAATACATCAAAAGACACTTGTTGTTGTTTGCTAATATTCTTCAGCTGATTTTTCCCAACAAAACCTAAACGTTCATGTATACGATAAACTGTATCCATTGCATTACCATATTCATCATTATCTTGTTTTTCATTTTTTAATCTCTCTTCACGTATTTTACATAATTGTGATTCCAAAACATTTATTTCATCCTGATGTATTGCAATTTTTTTTCTTAGTTCTGTTTCTTTATCATCAGACAATCCTATTGCTTTTCTCAACTGTTCTTCGACAAATTCGCTTCTGCTTTGAGGTAATTTTTCTTTTGCTTGTTCCCATATCATGGAATCAATTGTTAATGTTACTGATTTTTTCATAATGTTTGCACTCCATTTAAAAAAAATTATATGTAAACTTTAAAGTTTACATTTTCAAATTGATTCTGTTGCTGTTTACATTTGTTTACATTTGTACACATGTTCACATGTGTGGATTTCCACAGGTTCCTCGCTAGAATGTAAACCTTCAAGTTTACCCAAAAGTTGATTACGCTCCATCTCCAAAGCAATCAAATCAAGCTTCACCTCACGAATTTCCTTATCCAACTCCCTAATCTCAAACTCCAATCTCCCTTTTGATGAAAGCAACGTATTTAACCCCACTTCCACAGCAGAACGAACAGAAATATTATGCTTCTCCAAAAGCTTCTTACAACGACTAGTAACCTTAGCAGAAACAGCCTCAGGAAAATCAACACTCTTCATAAAATAATCACCTCAAAATCTTTTTACATTCTCTTATATGTTTACATTCCTGTTTCCGGTAATAAAAATCCTCACAGCTACACCACCAACCATCCACATCATCATAATTCACAGTATTACTACCAGTACTGCCTGATGCTTTAAATTGTGCGAAAACTAATTCCACACAAACAGGATTATTGGAGGTTATGCTTTAGCCTCCTTCTCCTGTTTTTTAAACCATTCAAAAACTATTTTAGATTCATCTTTAGTTAAATCACCAGATTTCACCATCTTCATACGATTCTGATTAACCATTAATGGAGTAATCTCAATTGTTTTATCCTTACTATGAATATATTCCCTAACCTTTTGCACTGGATCACTATCAGAAACTTCTTTTTTAGATGTATTAGTTTCCTTTTTTACACCCGCATTATTAGTGTTTGAATCTACAATATCCGTCTCCATGATTAAAAACATGTTCATCAACAGATATCTCTTTAAATAAGTGATGTATGCTCCAGTAGACTGAATTTTATTAGTACCCCTGTTAATTGCTTCAAGTTCAGGAAAAGGTACCCTGATACTAACCTCACCTTTCTCAGGATTCCAATCTTTTAACTTTAACACACCATGCTCAGTAAAACTAAACATGATAGTTGTTTCATATTTAATAGTTAAAGGTATGATTTTTTGAAGAAGATCCTCCAACTCAAAATAATCATACTTCTGAAACTTATTCTCCCCACTCTTACTAAATGAAGTATTCATTACTTCTTCCTGTATCCTAGCTAATTTTTCATAAATACTCATTGCACCAATATCATGACTTAAATCCTCAATCATCATCTTCACACTCCTTAGCTAGTTCTTCTAATTCAGCATCGATACGGTAATCATTATACTTGATTTCCATTAATTCCTCAAAATCTAAAATCATACTAACCCTCCGTTAGTGTAAGGATCCATAGGCCCTACTACAAGGAATGCAAAGAGGAATAATAATATTATCACCATTGCCCCTGCACCTAATATTAATTCAGCTTCATATTTCTCCCTGAAAGATTGTTTCGGATACAATCTTACAGGAGATGATT